TGGAGTTTTAGGAGCATTAGCAGGTTATTACATGTTTTTGGAGAAAGACGATGAAGAATAAATTTGGTATAATGGGAGAAATGGCAGCACGAGAAGCTAAAATTCGTTTATTCATAGGAATTGCAGGTACCCTTTTTGGGGCTAGTTTTGCTGCCTTCTTGTTATTTGTATCCTTTTCACTAAAGGCTTCAGATGAAAACGGCGAAGCATTTTGTCTTGCTCAGAACATTTACTTTGAGAGTGGTAATCAACCTATGGTCGGTAAGATTGCAGTATCACATGTAGTTCTCAATCGTGTAGAGAGTGATCTCTATCCAGATACCATTTGTGATGTTATCTATCAGGCAAAATACCGAGAGAACTGGCTTGGTAATATGGTACCAATCAGAAACCAATGTCAGTTTAGTTGGTATTGTGATGGCAAATCGGATGATCCTGTAGACAGTAAAACATGGATTGCATCTATGCAACTTGCACGAAGAATAATACAAGGTGAATGGTCTGATATTACAGAGGGTGCAACACACTATCATGCAGACTATACAGTACCATATTGGGTATCTAGTCTGAATCGAACAACAACAATTGACAATCATATATTTTACAAATGAGACATATTGACAATCTAACACGAACATATGAGAGGAACGATGGCATATCATTAGAGTTTGCCTTTGAGAATGGTTATGGTGCAAGTGTAATCAAAGGTCCACACACATATGGTGGTAAAGATGGACTTTGGGAACTTGCAGTACTAAAAGGACATTCGCTATGTTATACATCCCATATAACAGATGATGTGCTAGGGCATCTATCATGGGAAGATGTTGAAAACACCCTAGACGAAATACAAAAACTATAATATAATGGAGACTATAATGGAAGAATTACTAAAAGCATTACAAGAAAGAATAGAGAATAATCAAACCCTATTGGAAAATATAGAGTATCAAATATCTTCTCTACAAAGTGAAATGAACTCACTTACAAGTTCTATGGATATTGTTGACAGCACAATAAGTTCACTTGAAAGTTCTGTCAATTCAATTGAAAGCAGTATATCGTGAATCTATTCTACTTAGATACAAGACCTGAGCGATGTGCAACTCTGCATTGTGATAAACATGTGGTCAAGATGATCATTGAATATGCACAACTCATGTCTACTGCACACCGTATGCTTGACGGCATTGAGTACCAAGACAAAACAAAACTAGGTAGAAAGATCAGAAGATGGAAACATCCAAACAATAACATGGATGGTGTCTTATACAAGGCATCACATATCAATCATCCAACTGCAGTATGGGCCAGAGGTTCGTATGGTAACTATCGTTATCTATATGATCTCTTTTGTGCATTATGTGACGAATATACTTATCGATATGGTAAAGTTCACATGACAGATTCTAAACTTAGACAATTACTAGAAGCAGCCCCAATGAACATACCTGATAGAAGATTTTATGCACCACCAAGAGCCATGCCAGATGATTGTAAAAAGTACACCAAAAATGTCATTGAGGCATATCATAAATACTATCGTCTTTACAAAAAAGATTTTGCTAGATGGACAAACAGACCAGTGCCATCTTTTATGAGAGCATAATGCCAACATACGAATTTTTAAATAATGAAACAGGTGAAGTGGAAGATCACTTCATGTCTTACACTAAGTTAGACGAATTCAAAGAAAACAATCCCCACCTAAAACAACAGATTGGTACACCTAATATCGTTGGTAGAGTCACTATCAAAGATAGGACTGGTGGTTTCAATGAAGTTTTATCTAGAATTGGTGAGGCAAATCCTGCCTCCAAACTAGCAGAAACACATGGTAATAAATCAATCAAAAGAATCAAAGCAGAACAAGTTGTCAAAAAGCATATAGACAAACAGAACAAAGGCAAGTAAAATACTACCATGACAAAAATTAGAACACAACTTATGGATATAACTGAACTTGAAAACATAGAGTTGAATACAGTACAAGAGAATGGCCAAAGATTCTATTGTGATGAATTGGGCAGAAAATATCCAAGTGTCACTACAGTTGTTGGGTTATCAACTAGAGATCATATAAAACTCTGGAGAAAAAGAGTCGGTGAAGAAGAAGCTAACAAGATATCTACCATGGCAGCAAATCGTGGTACAAAGTTTCACGCCTTAGTAGAAGAATATCTTAGAAAAGAAAAAGATTATATAGAGTTCGACAACATACTACAAGAAAGTATGTTCAAGTCAGTTCAACCAGTGTTAGACGAAATAGTTCCTCTTGCTATAGAAGCACCATTATATTCAGATTATCTAAAGATGGCAGGTCGTGTAGATTGTGTGGGTGTGTTCGAGGACGCTATTGCAATTATAGATTTCAAAACAAGTTCAAAGTACAAAGAAGAGAAATATGCAAAACCATGGTTTCTACAAATGACTGCATATGCAATTATGGTAGAAGAACTCACTGGTCAACCAGTTCATGAGTGTTGTGCTATTGTAGCAGTAGAAGGTATGAATGCATTTCAATTGTTTGTGACAGATCCTCAGGAGCATGTGACAGAGTTGCTTGATTTGAGACGAAGATATGAAAATGTTTATGGAGTATAATAATGAGTGAAATAAAAATTGAAATTGGTAAAACATACGAAATCTCATGCATGAATAAAAAGAGTGTGTATGAGTTAGAGTATTGGACTGATAATGATAACGATAAAAATCGTGTCAAAACAGAAACAATGTGGCGAAATGGCGAATGGTTGATTACACCACAAGATGAAGATGAAGTCGAAATGCTAACAGATGCAATGACTCAAGGAGATTCTGATTGGTTTGAACCACAAGCATTTCAGGAAAATGAGTTCTTAGAATGTTGGGATGGGTGTTCATTCGACATGGAAATATTAGAGTTTGATGGTGATGAAGAAGCCAGAGAACAGTTAGAAGAAAATGTATACGAAGAAGGAACTGGTTATTTCTTCGATAATGATTGGGACACTGTAGATTGTGAATATCTATTTTATGGTCCAATTCGTGTAGAAGAAACAGAAAAGAGGGTATTTTAATGGCAAATTTTTATGATGAAGAAAAGTTCAATCTAAAACAAGATTGGAACTGGAGTAAAATAATTTACAAATCAGATGATTGGATTCATCAACAAGCATACGACAGTGCATACAATCATATGATGGAGTATCTGGAAATAGGAAGTGAAGAAGAACTTACAGAAGTTCACTTAGATGAGTGTCAAGCACTTATTGATTACTTAGAAACACCCTATGCAGAGGGTGGTGCTGGATATGGTAGTTCAGGTCATAGTGAGACATACTATGCCTACTATAGAGTTATGATGGATTGGATTGAGAACTTTGATTATGATGAAGTTCAAGGTGCACCACTATCGTGATTAGTAGAAAAGAATTTACAGAACAAGTGGAAAAACTACTTGTAGGTAATAGGTCAGATGTAGTGAGTGCTATATTGAAAGTTTGTGAAAATAACAATATGGAACCTGAATCTGCAAAAAGATTGATCACACAGCCTCTCAAGGAAAAACTTGAAGCAGAGGCTAAGAGATTGAACTTAGTAAATAGAGGGAAAACCAGTCAAGCATCACTATCTGGTTTTTTCAAAAAATAGGAGTATATTATGGAAAAAGGTGATATCGTAACCGTTGTAACTATGTCTGGTGAATATGTCGGTGAATTAATTGAAAACCAGTCTGGTTATGTCGAACTAAAGAATCCTAGAATGATCTTATCAGATGGTCAAGGAAATATGGGATTTGCAAAAGGTATTTGTGTGTCTGGTGTTGAAAATCCAACATCACAGATATTTCACCAATATGTTTTTGTGGCAGAGACTAATGATAAAGTCGCTGATGGCCACAGACAAGCAGTATCAGGTATTACAGTCGCACAACCTAAGATTGTGACCTAATGACCAGTAGAGAGGGATTTGACGCTTACACACTTTACTTAGGAATCAAGTTGCATTTTCATTCAGAAGATTACAACTTTGTTCGCTACAATGGTAAAGTAAAAGCAGACATAAATTCCTTTCTCAAACGAAAAGACAAATACCATTTCGGTAAACTGTATAAAACATATAAAGACAATCTACAAGATTTCTACATTGCAAATCTATCTGTAAAAGATCAGTGGGCAGGTGATCTACTGAATGAAGAAGCAGAAAGAACATATAAAGATTGGAAGAAAAGAAATCAAAAACTATCTTATATGTTTGAAACAGAAGTATCAGACTTATTGAGAAAGAAAAACATCAATCAAGTATTAGAAGTAAAGAATGGTCAACATCCAATTCTACTGAAAGAATACATGAAAAAGAGTGTATCATTGGAAACAATCTCTATCATGGACAACATTATAAACTTTACAGATAATTGGAAGAAACAGATATCAGAGAATGTTGTCTTTCCAGATATCTGTCGGAAGATTATAAAATACAAATCCTTTCTAACTGTAGATGAGAAGAAATACAAAACTAAACTAATAGAACTATGCTCACAATAGTAGGTAATGGACCTAGTAGAAAAGACTTTGATTTGACTACAATAGAAAGATGGTATGGTTGTAATGCTATATACAGAGATAACCATACACCAGAATTATTGTTTGCAGGTGATATACCAATGCAAGCAGAGATTATTGAATCAGGTTATCACAAAGAAAACAAAGTTGCCTTTGGAGGTTGGGAACCTTTAGAGATTGCTATGTTAGATATGATGAGAGCAGGATTTGAATACTCAGGACAAGAACAAAGAGTTTTCTTCAATGAAGATGATGATTTTTTTGTCTGCCAAGGAAATGAAGAGTTTGTGGATTTCTTGGGATTTAGCTCCCTTCACAGACATAACATAGTTATGTATAAAAATCCATTGCTCAAGAACTTATTTACAGGTATGAGTGCTTTAGGGTATGCTCTAGAAAACAAAGAACCTGAAATTGCATTATTTGGATTCGATGCATTGGAATCTGGTAATGTAGATAATGTATATGCTGGTACTGATTTATATCCGTATAAATATACAGAAGAAAGTAGAGTCTTAGATGCTCAAAGGTCTCAGTTTATCGCTCTTTTAGAGCATTACAGAGATACTAAAGTATTTTTTCAAAAGTCACTTGACGACTATATTGAAATAGACTATACTGGACTTGATTATTATGAAAGTAGTGATCGGTGGATTCTAGGTTTCGGTCTAGAATCTGATACAATGCAATAAGATGTCATACAATAGGAGAATACAATGTCAACATCATTAGATAAACTCAGAGCGGCTATGGAATCCGCTTCTCCCCAAGCAGGCGGAGAAACAAAATCCTACTCAGACGATAGATATTGGAAACCTGAACTAGATAAATCTGGTAATGGGTTTGCAGTTGTTCGTTTTTTACCCACACCAGAAGGAGAAGAAATGCCATGGGTCTCATATTGGGATCACGGTTTTCAAGGTCCAGGTGGCTGGTACATAGAGAAGTCTTTGACTACTCTCAACAAACAGGATCCTGTAAGTGAGTATAATACTCAATTATGGAATACAGGTATCGAAGCAAACAAAGAAATTGCAAGGAGACAGAAGAGAAGACTTCACTATGTCTCTAATGTCTTTGTTGTTTCAGACCCTAAAAATCCTGACAATGAGGGAAAAGTCTTCTTATACAAGTATGGTAAGAAAATCTTTGAACAACTCAAAGAAGCTATCTCACCTGCATTTGAAGATGAACAAGCGATCAATCCTTTCGATCTCAGAGAGGGTGCGAACTTCAAAATCAAAATCAGAAAAGTTGATGGTTATTGGAACTACGACAAATCAGAATTTGATTCAGTTTCACCACTTTTTGAAGATGAAAATAGACTAAGTGAAATTTATACTTCACTAAATAGTCTATCAGAAATCATTGCACCAAGTGAGTTCAAGTCTTACGAAGAACTCAAAGAGAAACTAGACAGAGTGCTAGGTCTCTCAGGTGGTGTGAGTACATCAACTGCAGAATCAGTTGCAGAAGACCTAGATGAAGTGCCTTGGTCAAATGTAAATACTGCATCTGTAGCAGATGAACCTGTAGTCCCATCAGTTGATACCACTTCGACAGAATCCGAAAGTGATGATGCGATGGACTACTTCAAAAGATTAGCAGAGGAAAGCTAATCTTTAGTTAGGGGTGATAGTATTATTTGTAATGTGTCCTATGAAAGTACTATCATTGACTGAGACCGTGGAAAAATGGGGGTACTCAGTAAGGGTAAGATGATGTGTGTAAAAGCGGTGTCATCGGTATGTAGCGGGAATGCTGTAATGCGTGGGGCGAACATACACTTTTAGAGAGAAAATATGCCAAGTGTAAAACCAAGAATACATCCGAAATCAAAATTTGTCGAGCCATTCGATAAATTACTTCGAAGATTCAAAAAAGATTGTGAAAAAGCAGGTATTGTGCAGGAAGTTAGAAATAGAGAACACTATGAAAAACCTGCAGCTAAAAGACATACCAAATATCAAGAGCTTCAACGAAGAAAAAAACTTGATGCTAAAAGGGATAGTAATAAGAGTTATAGAAGAAAATAAAATGTCAGGTAAAGGATCAAAAAGACGACCACAGTTTATATCAGACAAAAAGTTTGCTGATGCTTGGGATCGCATTTTTGTCAGAAAAACCACCCCACCTAATGCATCTATTCAGGTGCATACAGATAAAACTAAGTATAATAGAAAGAGATTTAGGGCAGAGCCAATCGAGATTGGATAGTTCCGTCTAACTGGTTGTATGAACTTAGACCAGTACTTGTATCAACAGCAGTACCTAAACTAAATGAACTGTTTTGATTCACACTGTTTACAACATTCACAGGACTTTGACCTCTTTCGTGTTCTGCCTTTTTCATTTCATATGCTTTTTCAACATTAGCGTCAACATATGCTTTGATCTCATCAGCACTAGCATTTGGTTTTGCTAACATAAGCTCATTTTTAAAGGTTTCT